AATTTTCATTTTGCTTTTTCCTTATTCATATCTTGCCGCAATGTATGCGCTGCACCAGGGCCGCGGATTTTCTCGATTTTCTCTATCGTGTCCGACCACCAGGCGTTCGCCAGCCTGGTTCCCCTCTCGCGCTGGTGAATTTTCCACCGGCGCAGCCAATCCCTGGCTTCGCATTCCCGCCGCCAGGCTTCCGACCAAGTTGATTTCACGCCATCCGGCAAGGTCGCCGGTTGCGATAAGGGCTGCGGTGATTTGGTCGTAGTCAAAGTTTTGCCCCTCTTGAATTTTGTTTAACAAATAATGGCCTTCGTCGCGTGTCATTTGGGCATCCTCAAATGTTTGGTCATTTCGCGCATCTTGGCCAAGGCTTCTTCTTTTTTCCGCTGCGTTTCAATTTGTTCGTGAATCGTTGGCTGTTTGGTTATCAGCGTTTCAGGCTTGTCAGGAATGCGCGGGCCATCCGTCAACAATTTTTTAAACGCCAGGGCCGACGGTGGCCGGTCGGGGTTCATGTGCTGCAATGCGTAATCCATCTTTGGCCGATACGTCAGGCCGCGGCCGCATTCGTCAATCCACACCTGGCGAACCAAGTTTGGGTCAACATCGCGCCAATGGTTCGCAAACGTGGCGCCGTAAATGGCGTTCATTTTGCTGAACACGTAATCAAAACCGCTGTCGGCATCACAAAAGTCGTTTTCTTTCCACATCGGACACCTCCACGGTTTTTTCAGACTTTGCCCAAAACGGGGCTGGCGCGGGCTTTGGTGTTGCCAAGCCGCGGGTAAGGGCTGCCATTTGCACCAAACGGGCTTCTGACGCGGTTTTTTTGGCTTGCTGCTGCCGTCGTACCCAATTGCGCCAAGTGGCCGTCCAATCGGTTTTTACGCCCTTTTGGCCAGGTTGGGCAATCCAGTAGTCGCGGAACCCTTCAAATGTTTCCCGTGGATCAAGTTCCGGCCGGTGTTGGCGACAAAAAGAAACCCATTCATCCGACAAAACGAAGTCAGTTGGCAAGCGCGTCCCGCGCTGCGTTTTCTTTCCCTCTCTCTTTGTCTCTGTCTCTGTCTCTCTCTCTGTCTCTAGTAGATCATCCTGATATCCAGTTGATATCACGCCGATATCATCTTGTTCCAGCCAATGAGACAACTTGTTTAAGCATTCCAAAGTTTGCTTTTCAGACATACGAAGGCGAAAAGCCAGGGTTTTTGTGTTTGGCAAATTGCCATCGTCTTCGCTGGCGATAAGCCAACACATCACCAAAACTTTGCTGGCGGTCGCGTCCAATTCGTGCCATTCAATGTCATCAAGAATGTCACGATACAGTTTTACCCACGGCGGTTTGCGGTCTTTGAAATGTTGAAATTTCGACCAATTTTTGATCTTCATGTCGCACCCTTAAAAGTTCCACCCCAAAAAAGGAAACAGCGGAAGGCGGGGTGGGTCGCTTTTCGGTTGGCTCATGACTTCCAACCTATCCGTGTCTCGCAACAATTATGCTTTAAACCATTTCGGACGCAACGCTTTCAACTGCCACACCCGTGCCGGTGGAACATCGTTCCCCCATTGGCTGACGGCCGCCCTGGTGATTCCCAACAGTTCGGCAAGCGCCTTGGCCGATCCAGCCAGTTTGATTGCTTTTTCTTTGTCCATCTTTCGATGTTAAGCGGCCTTGCGCTGTGTGTCAATAGCAACAAATCCCCTCAAAGTTAAGGGGGCTTTACAAATAGTTGTTGCATGGTTTGTTAAGTTGGCTTAATATTCACCCATGCCCTAGCGAATTGCACGGGGTCTTTTAAGGAAATCAAAATGTTGAAAATGATGAAGTTCTACGTTTCTAACGGAACAGAAAAAGCCCGCGTTTGGTATAGCCGCGGTCAACTGATTGACGGCCGTGATTGCGTGACGATCTACGCAAAAGACTACACCGGCGCCCTAGGTCGCATCTTCCGCGATGCAGCGCCCTACGAAAACAACACCGACACCATGACAGATTATTTTGAAAAAGGTCGTGTTCGGATTTTTGAAAACAACCCATTGTGGGCCACCGCTTGCGCCCGCGCCGTATAAGGAACCAGCCATGAACCGCGAACCAACAGATTGGGAAGTTTTGGGGATGGCGCTGATTGCGGCGCCCGCCTTGTATGTTTTGCTTTGGCTTGCAATGGCCATCTTTTAAGGGGAACGAAATGACAGTACGAATCACCAGGGTGCATCGCGGGGGCCGCGTGTTCTATGCAGCCACCGTCAGCGGCATTTACCTGGAACGCGCCAGCCTAACCAAATTGCGGGAAGCCATCGCGGTTCGTGAAGGTTTTGCAAAATTATTTGCGGGGAAATGATGAAAGTTCTTATCGCTTGCGAATATAGCGGGCGCGTCCGTGATGCGTTCATTCGGGGGGGCATGAAGCCATGTCTTGCGATTTGCTGCCAACCGATGCAGTTGGCCCACACTATCAAGGCGACGTGCGCGACGTTCTTGATTACCCTTGGGATTTGATGATTGCACATCCGCCATGCACCGATTTGTCGGTCAGCGGTGCGCGTCACTTCGAAGCCAAAAAATTGGATGGTCGTCAACAAGCCAGCGCGTCGTTTTTTATGATACTGGCTAAGTCTGACATTCCACGAATTGCAATTGAAAATCCGGTTTGCATCATGTCAAGTTTGTGGCGCAAACCAAATCAAGTTATTCAGCCTTGGCAATACGGCCACGGCGAAACAAAGGCAACTTGTTTGTGGCTTAAAAATCTTCCAAATTTGCAGCCAACAAACATTGTTGAAGGTCGGTCTGATCGCATTCACAAAATGCCACCAAGCCCCGACCGATGGAAATTGCGAAGTGAAACCTACCAAGGAATTGCTGACGCAATGGCAACACAATGGGGAAATTTGCTTGACATTTCAAGTTAAGCCAACTTATAATCAAGCCATGCCCTAACGGGTCTTTTAAAAAGGAAATTGAAATGAATTCAACCATCACCACCGCAAACCAAATTGCAACATTTATTAACCTAGATTTTGGCATTGCTTCCCTAGTAACCCAGGTCAAAAAAGGTTATGCCGTCACGCTGTTGGACACCGACGCCGAAATGATTGTGGCCACCCGCATTTATCCCGTGGCCATGTATGCCCAGGCCATCAATTACGCCAAACAAATCGCCAATGTCTAACTGGCCATTTCCACCGCCAGGGGGGCCAATCCCCTGGACGCGTAAGCAAGAACGCGATTACCAAAACCAACAGCGGGACAACTTGCCCCCCGCGCCATTTTGAAAGTTACTGCAATGAAAAAAATGATTCGCATTGATCTCGACGGCCCTTACTACCCAAAACCAACGGTTTACCAACGCGTTTGGAATTGCCTGGTTGTGGTGGTGCTTGCTGTCGGTGTTGTCGCCTGGTTGTCCGGTTGTTCAACAACCACAACCGGCGGCGCCCAGGATTTGGTGCTGGACAAAAGTATCCAGCCCATGTCGCGGAATGAAGTCGTGTCGGCCATTGGCGATTGCCAGGCCAACAACCTTCGCGCCGTGTTGATGTACGGCAAACGCAAAGTCAACGGGTACACCGCCGACGTTGTGATTGACGTTACTTGCGCCCCTAAATGGTAAAGGAATTAATCATGGAAACATCATTCAGCAAAGTCGCCGCGGCCCTGGTCAAAGCGCAAAAAGAATTCGGCCCCGCGCTGAAATCATCCAGCAACCCGCATTTCAAATCGCGTTACGCCGACCTGGCCGCTTGCGTTGAAGCCGTGATCGAAGGCTTGAACAACAACGGCATTGCATTGACGCAACGCGTCGGTTCATACGACAACGGCGTGATTGTGGAAACCGTGTTCATTCACGAATCCGGCGAAGTTATCAATTGCGGCCAACTGCACGTTCCGGCCACTAAACAAGATGCCCAGGGTTACGGCAGCGCGTTGACGTATGCGCGTCGTTATAGCCTTATGGCAGCCTGTGGCATAGCACCGGAAGACGACGACGGCAACGCGGCCAGCAAACGCCCAACAGCGCCAGCAATTCCAACGCCTGACATTACCGACCACCTGGCAGCCATCCAAGCCAGCGCCAACAGCGAAGAATTGGCGGCAACATTTAAAGATGCGTTTGACGCTTGCCAGGGCAACCAAGTATTGCAAGCCAAAGTAATGGCAGCCAAAAAAGAACGCGTGGCCCGTGCCAAAAAAGATTTATCAACCAAAGGAAATGAAAATGTCTGACGAAATCGAACAACGCACGGACGAATGGTTTGCTGCCCGCCTGGGCAAAGTCACCGCGTCCAAAGTGGCCGATGTGATGGCCCGCACAAAATCGGGTTATAGCGCCAGCCGCGAAAACTACATGGCCCAACTGGTGGTCGAACAAATCACCGGAACACGCCAGGAATCGTTCACCAACAGCGCGATGCAATGGGGAACCGACCAGGAACCTTTTGCCCGCGGTGCATACGAAGCGGCCACCGGCAACATGGTGGACGAAACTGGCTTTGTAAACCACCCGACGATTGCAATGGCTGGCGCATCACCCGACGGCCTGATTGGTGATGACGGCTGCGTCGAAATCAAGGCGCCCAATACGGCCACCATGATCGAAACGCTGCTGACCGGTTCAATCCCGCAAAAGTATTTCACGCAAATGCAAATGCAAATGGCTTGCACCGGCCGCGCCTGGTGCGATTACGTGGTTTTCGATCCACGGATGCCCGCCAAGGCGCAACTGTTCATTAAACGCGTACCGCGTGACGACGTGTTTGTTGCCGACATGGAAGCGGAAATCATCAAGTTCCTGGCCGAAACTGCGGTCAAGGTCGATCAACTGAAAAAAATCATTGGGGAATAAATCATGGCCAAACTTATCAACGAAATTACCGTAATCACCGGCACATACAACAACGCCCAGGGCCAACAAAAAAACCGCTACCAACGGATTGGCTCAATCATTGAAACCAAAAATGGGCCAATGCTCAAAATTGACGTGATTCCTCTGAAGGAAGGCGGTTGGGACGGTTGGGCATACATCAACGAACCACGCGAACGCGACGACCAGCCGCAACAGCGACGCGCCCCCCAGGGCAGCGGGTTTGACGATATGCACGACGACGTTCCCAACTTCTAAGGGGTGGCCATGCGCGAATTCACTTACCTGGTTTACATCATCCTTTGGGAAGGAATGATTTTTGGCGGGGCTGGTTACGCTGTGTTTGGCCTTGACCATTCAGGTTGGTGGATTCTCGCCGCCTTTTTTGTCGGCGGCTGCGCTTACCCACCCGAACGCTGGATTCATGGAATTAAAAAATGACACAAATAGATTTTTTTGGCGACGAAGGCGATTACCTGGCGCAACTGAAAACCAACTGGCGGGCCACCATTGAAGGCGACGGGGGCAATTGCCCCTGTTGCGGGAAGTGGGGCAAGGTAAGCCCCCAAGGCATGAACGAAACCCGCGCCTTGGGGCTTTTGTGGCTTTCCAGGGCCACTTGCGACGAAGATGGCTGGATAGATATTCCCCGCACGGCCCCGCGCTGGATGCTGCGCGGCAAAACCTACACCACAACCCAACATTGGGGGCTGGTGGAATCAGCCGGAACCAGGGAAGACAAAAGCAAAAAGTCCGACGGGCTTTGGCGCCTGACGGCCAAAGGCTTGCATTTTGTCGTTGGAAGCATTACTGTTCCAAAAAAGGCATACATTTACAAAAATGTTGTCGAAGGTTGGTCGGACGAATGCGTTTCGTTTAGGGATTGCTTTGGCCGCCATTTCAATTACGACGAAGTGATGGCCGACAATTTCAACTTAAATGCAATCAAACTTTAAGGAATGCCCACCATGCAACAGCAATTGCAATCAGGGGCGGCTTTGCCCGAACCGTGGGTGTGTCCACTTTGCTACACCACCGGATGCACCGCGCCAGGCAAATGCAAAGAATTGGCGCTTCGCAATCACGTCCTGGATGAAGTGGCTGCGGAATTTGAAAAAATGACAAGCCTGGGCGACACCGCGGCCTCGTTTGCGGTGTTTGTCAGGAACATGAAACGCTAGGCAAACGCCCGCGTTCCGGCCTTGTCAATAATCAGGGCTTGTTTGCGCGGGCTGGTG